TGTGTTTGGGTGACTCACATACGGATTGATAGGTCTACGCCTCCACACTTCTACATATTCTCCATCACTATCTCTATCGGTTTGCCGTGCCTCACGATAGAAAAAGTGTTCTAGCATCTCAATAATGCCGTGCTTTGCAGGATAGCGTAGCCCATATAACCTTGTAGGGCGTATGAGCAGAGTGCCGTCTACATATACACGGATAATCCACGCTGTCTCGTTATCCTCACTCAAAGAACGCAATAGTCTTCTCTCGACCATCTCATATGCTATAGGCTCTCTATTGTAGCCCCATCTCTCCTCATCTCCCGTCGGGCGATATAGTACACGAAAAGCGTATTTGCCTTGTCGCTTTACCCACCCTGCATAAAACCTGCCGTATATGAGATACTGCTTGAACATTTCAGCATACGACCTGTACCCGTATCTTGGTACGCCTCCACTTGCATTCCTATTCCTGTTAGTCATTGCTAAATCCCCTTTCTTGGTCATACAAGAAAGCGTGGTTACGCTTATTACCTCGCTTCCACTCAACAGATTGAGTGCCGTAGAAAGTACCACCAGCGTGATATGTCGTAACATACGCTTTCTCGACGATATTCTCAATGCCCTTGACGTTCTTTTTCTTGACATCAGGCACAGCCGTTCTCACAATAGCGTCGACGAACTTGGTCATACCACAAGGCAATTCTACACGGCTTATTGCTTTGAATGCCCCGTCATTGTTCGTGACAATGTGATGCTTGAGCATTGAAAAGTTTGTGCAAGTCTCGTCGGTACTGGAAAAGAACACGCCCATTGAGCCGTGACTATGGCAAGTGCCTATTACTCTGTGCATTGCTACGAACTCGGCTGTTATCTCGTCGTTATTGGTCACGGAAGCACTCGTGACCTCTTGCTTCGGGATATAGTAGCCGTCTACATATATGCCTGTTCTCGTCTCTATACCACACAACAATATCTGCCACTCCATCTTTATCTCACGGCATAGCAGTTGCATTGTTGCAAACACTTTAGGCGACAACACAAATATTCTTGTGGTGTCCTCACAGAAACTACAATCTTCAGCCGTCTTTGGCTTTTCAATCTCCCACTTGTCCATCGGTTCGTACATTGTCGTTTCCCCCTTCCAGTATAAGTTTGCGTAAATCCAAGTTAAAGTCGTCGCTTCTACTCAATCCAGAAGCAAAGATGCCTAATCCTGCACTCAACATAGATGTGATAGCATTTGCACTGCTTGTCCTATACCCTGCTTGGTAAGTGTCCTCATCTGTCCATATATCCCAAGTGGCATAGTTGCCTACTGCCCACGCTTCATATCCGATTTTCCTATAGCGTACCTCTCCAAACTTGCCTGTGAGTTTTGCCTTTACGCTCTCATAAAAGTCGTATATTATGCGTTGAATTATGGCATTGTCCGTTGTATCCCATATGTTCGCCACCGACCAATTATGATACTCTCGGCTGTGCTCTAGCATAGATGGGATAACATCAAGCGTTTCCTGTGTGATGTGTGCATTGAGCACGACAATGCGTGTCGCAGGACGCAAGAAGCGTATCAACTTGCGTAATGCAACGGCTTTGTTCCGTCCTGCCCAAGTTTGTGGCACAGGTAGCCTGTTCAGATTGGATTGGTCTATCGTTTGCCCGTCGACAAGGATAAAGTCTTGTGCCCCCATCATTGCAAGCGATACGGCTAGCCAATAGCCGATCCCACCACACCCGATTATCATATGCACATTGTTGTGCACCATATTGCTCAATGCTGCAGCACTATTCGTCAAGTCGTGCTGACGGCTGTAATCCACAAGGTCTATGTTCTCCATTGGCTCTCTCCTTCTGGTGCTACTTCGATTATCGTATCAAGTTTAACAAAGTCGCCTATCCCGTAGTGCTCTCCTTCGGGCATACCTGCCCCCATATTACGCATAAAACACTCTCGGCTTCCAAGTGAAAAGTGGTTCACTTGGCACATCACAGCCTCAAAGTGTGGGTTATTCCAGAACACTTTTCCACTACGCCCTCCCGTGCATATGTTCAAGCCTTGTGAGTGAAATGTGTTCACATTGATGCACATTAACTTGCCACTACGCCCATTCAAGCAGTACATTGCTGGAAAGTGTATGCTTGCGTTTGTCTTGACAATTAGCACTTCGTCGTCTCTATAGGCGTTCAAGTCTATCTCTACGCCCGACGCTGTTTTCTTTTTCGCATAAATGCGTGTGCCTCCTGTCGACGGGCGTGTTGCCCTTATGTACTGCCCTAAATCATAGCGTGTCATTTTCCACACTTCAGGGCAATAGTCAATACAGCGTATCTCATTGACGCTAGCCCCGTCCACGCATATCACGGGCTTGTTGATAAGCCCTTCCGGTATCTTGACGCTTTTCTTGTCGGCGTGCAGTTTCAGCCGTTCTATTTGCTTGTCCCAATCATCAGTGAGCCCTGTCACTATGCCATTGTTGAAGGTCTCAATGTGCTTTATGTACAGCCCGTTATAATACTGCTTCAATTCGGCTTCAATGTCCACTTGCTCATTGGTCACAGCCGTTAAAGAATACAAACGCCCACCGACCTTGAGATAGTCCGTGCTCGGCGTATCGTTCATAATGTGCTTGTTCACTCTCATTGTCGTGTATCTCCAGTTTAGTAGCAAGGGCACAGAGCATTGCGCCCTGTGCCCTTGCGCCGGTTATTACGCCTTGAAAGACGATGCTTGGTCTAACGAAGCGTAGACTTGCACTTGCCCCATCTGGACAATCTCAGGCAAGTCGGTAGGACGGCTGATAGCCTGTCCGTTATACTTGACCTTGAACTGCCCACCCAAACCTTGAGCCCGTGCCATCTCTTTGATTTGCACGATAGCGTCGGCTCTCGGTGTGCCTGTTATACTCTCAGGCGTGAGGTTATTGAACTCATTTGCCATTTACCTGTACCCCCTTCTTGTTAGTGGTTACCACTTGCCCCGTAGCCCTATGCCACGAAGTCTATAGCGCTTTCAATGCGCCAAGTTGCTCACGGATCTTCTTGACCTGTGCGTCTACAAGGTCAAGCCGTTGCATTATAGTCAGTGCACCCCCGTTCTCCATTATCAGCGTTGCTTCACGCTTACGGGCTAGCCGTTCTCGTAGCCGTTGCCGTGCTTCTAGAGACCACTTGCCCTTGCGCCTGTATGCTCTGCGTCGTCCTTCAGCAATCGCTTGCTTGTGGGCTTCCGTCATCACATACTTACCACTCTGCTCTCCGTTCTCCATTGCTCTGCCACCTCCTTTCTTGGCTGTTGCCTGTGTTCTAGAGCACGCTAGACACCAATCGCCGTAGTCGTGTCTCCACGCTGTAGACAAGTACGCTCCACAGCCTATACAAGTTGTGTTCGTCATAGCCTCCACCCGTCCTCTCCTTCAAGCCCTTCTTCCATCATATCCCGTATCACTTCGTGGGCTTGTTCTGGTTGCCCCCTATCCATATAGCGCTTCAAGTCTCTGAGCATTCTGCCTGTGTTCTCGTGCTCTCTGAGCAGTCCTGCTACCAAGCCTAGAAGCGTTTGCTGTGCTTCTTTGTGCTGTCCAGTGACGCTCACAGCCATTACCAGTGTGCACATTGCTTCAATCGTTATCCGTGCCACAGGGCTCAATAGGAAGCGCTTGTCGTCCACGCTTATCGTACATTCCTTGTACTTGACTTCCATTGCCTTGCCCCCCTTTCTGTTGTATGTTGTCGTATGATCGCTTCTGCCACTACCACGCTGTAGTACTGCCCTTCAAACACAAAGTTGCTCTCGCCCCGTTTCACTGCCTCTCTCTGCAGTTGCTGAAACGCCATCAGGTCGTCGTAGTCCTGTAGTACGCTCTGCTCTACCATAGCCCGTCCGTCCTTTCCTCAGTGCCCGTAGCACTTCATCTAGCACAGCATTGTTGTTGTGCTGTTTGCCAATCATCATAGTTAGGTGTTTTGCCATTGCACGCCCCCTTGTTGTACATTGCCCCCGTTATACTAGCCTCTCCCCAATAGTACAGCCTTGACTATAAAACAAAAAAAAGAGATATGGGCTGTGAGCCGAAGCCCACAGCCCATATATCCTACGACGGAACTTGCATTAACATAGCGTTAATGAACTTGCCGTTGGACAAAGGCAAAACACCACCGGTGCCTTGCACATCTCTTTTACCCGTAGAACTTGCTTTGAAGTTCTTTGATACGCCATCAAAGTCAATGGTCGTACGCCCTGACGGGTAGGCAGTAATAGTTACCCCATTAGGTAACTTTGTTACTTGTCCTTTTTCGTCGCTCATTTCGAGCCCCCTTTCTTTTTACAAAATAAGTTAATCGGGTTTTTTCTCACGCCAAAATCCCACCACAAAACCCGATTTTTGTCAAGCATTTTCCGTAACCCGTTGCAACTCAACGACTTCCGACGGAAATCGTGCCACGAAATCGGTTTTATGGTCAGCGACGGGCAACTTTATTTTGACATCAAAAAAAAAAAAAACAGACGCGCGCGCGACTAATAATCTTGCTAACTATTATTTTCCCCGTGACACGATACATATAAATAAAATAAAAACAATTACATAATAGAGTTTTAGTATTTGTTTTTTTTTTTTTATAGGGCTAGGACACGGCACACGGAAAACGGCGTAAGTGCCACCCCCCCACCTATTAAGCGACAAAATCGCCCCCAGTCCCCGCGTGTAGGAAAGTGTCCCGATCTGAGGGCATTTATCTACCCGTTGCCCGTGCGCTGTGTGGTGGATACCTTACAGTTAATTTATAATATATTATTTTTTTTTAAAACAGTTAACTGATAAATAAACACTTGACATGTGACACATGTCGTGTTATACTCCTATCAGATAATCATCACATAGACAGAAAGGAGGTGAGTAAATATATGACAGTTTACAAAAAGTTAGGCAAACGGCATCTGGTCGCTATTCCTTCGCTGCACTTTAGTTTACTAAAAGAGGCAGCAGAGAAGCGAACAGTTAGCTGTACGTTAATTATCAGAGAACTGATAGAATCTAAGTACGGCGACCCGAGGCCCAAGAAACAGGGAAGTGTTGTAGACAAAGCCGCCATGGACGCTGAGTTAGCTGACCTTGAGAGTAACTCGAGTATGCTCTGCAGTGACGATGCTGATTATGAGAGAAAAAAGGCCGAAATCATAACCAAATACAAGTCTTAAGTGAGAGAAAAAAAAAAAACACGGGTCTCTTCTCTATAATTATGTTGCAATTTTCTAGGAGATAGGAGGTGATAAATAAAAATAAAAATGATTACAAGAGATAGATAATTAACTTCTGTTTTTTTTTTTTAAAAGGAGGGGAATATGGATACTGGAACCGGATGGTGGCTCTCGGGAGACGGAGCAGGGGCCGTGGCATCGAATAATACAACAACCTTGTCCACTACGTTCGTTGGGAATACGGACTATGCGACACTGGACACGCAGACGTACCCGTACTCGTACTATACCTATACTGTTCCTAGTAGACCAGTAGTGGATAAGGCTATGCTCAAAGAGGTCATGAAAGAGGTGCTGGCAGAGGTTGTGGAAGAGGGGGGCTTCTGGGCCTACCTTAGATTGAAGGGGGTAGCGCAATGAAACCAAACGAGATCGTATTGACTGTGGTACAGATAGCAGCGCCGGTGTTCTGCTTTGCCGTAGGACTGCCTACGCAAGGATGGTTCCTGGTCGCCTGGATCGTGTTCTTCGGGGCCACTGAGCTTGTACTGAAGGCTACGACCGGCAAGACATTGTCCCAGTGGGTATGGACCAAGCCTGTCTGGGTAAGAGCCGTCCTGTCTGCCCTGATGGTAGGTGGGATGCTGGCGCTGGGCTACCACTTCATATGGGGAGGAGGGGCGCTGTGATACCCAAGTATGACGTGTACAAGAAGGACACGACCAAGGTGCGCAGGTACAACCGTAGATGCGGAATCTGCGGAGGGGCGCTGAGCCGCTACAACAAGAATAGGTACTGCTGGGTGCACACCATGAAGGGCTTCGAGCTGGATTGGCTCAAGCACCAGCGCTGCGCGTATGAGGCCAGCACTAAAGGACGCCTGAAACGCATGGCGGAGTACAGGAAGGAGAAGGAGCGATGCCGAACATCTTCCCGGTGATCGTGATAGGGATGAGCTTCTGGGCCAGCCTAGTGTATGCCGTGCAGCGCATGCCGTTGCACGCGGCGTATTGGCTTTTTGCTGGACTTTTGAATGTCTGTGTGCTATTTATGAAGGAGGTATAAGATCTGTGTCCAAGTGACGGAACAAACGGCAACGCACCGTTAACGTATGTCTGGGGACAAGGATAGCGTCGGCGTAGGGGTTAAACCCGCTTAAACCGACGTGATTCCCTGCGATGGCAAATGCTGAGCTCACCTAAGACAGTTGTTCGACCTTAAGCTATGGCTAACTTAACCAGTTAATACATAGACTAGTGCGGCGGTCGAGCCGCTTGAGCGAGTAGGTTGAAGGGAGGGGGGAAGCTCCTGAACGGAGACAGTTCGCTCCTTGGACACTGTAAATAATTAAAATAAACGTTGACTGTTCCACTGTTGCAGTGTAGTATCAAATTATGGAACGGTCTCTTATAGATACTTATATTTTGTATAGGACAAACCCGGACAATGATGACAAAGCAGACAGCTTCTTTGCATCGTCGTTCGGGTTTTCTATTGAAGACGTACGTAAAGCGAAGAGATTGAATAAAGATTGGGCACAGAAGGCCCTAGAAGCCCGACGAGGACATTATGCGGAGAACATAATGTCCGTCGATAAAGCGATGTTCCAAGCCGCCAAGGCAGGTGATACCAAGGCGGCTGATTTATTATACAGGCGTTTCGATGGATGGAACCCAAAGATCGTCGAGCAAACGAACAATTTCTATAATTTTGCCGATCTTGTGAAGGACATTAAAGCGCCGAAGATCACGAAGGTCCGCAGAGAAAACCTGTGATGAATCAGATTAGCGCAGAGGATGCCAAGCTACTGCTTGAGAGGTGTAAAGACGATCCGGTGTATTTCTTGGAGGAGATCCTTGGAGTAGAGCCGTGGGAAAAGCAAAAACAGATCATCGAAAGTGTAAGAGACAACTCAAATACCGTCGTAGCAAGTGGTCATGGGGTTGGCAAAACGTTTGTGTCAGCCTGTACAGCGCTATGGTTCCTGTTCACGCACTACCAGAGCCGAGTAATTACAACCGCGCCGACGAACCGACAGGTAGAGAGCATACTGTGGGCCGAGATCTGGAATTTGTACAACAACAGTCGGGTTCCCCTTGGGGGACGACTTTTGAAGACTGCCCTGAATATCGAGGAAAAATGGTTCGCTCTCGGACTATCCACCGACGATCCAGACAGATTTCAGGGGCATCATGCCAAGCACTTGCTTTTGATCATGGACGAGGCTCCGGGTGTTGATCCAAAGATTTACGAAGCGTCGCAAGGTATCTTGACGCAGTCTCATAGCAAATGTTTACTGATTGGAAACCCGACGAGCTCTTCGGGGCCGTTCTTTGATAAGTTCAGTAATAAACACTGGAAGACGTTTCACATTTCCTGCTACGATTCGCCGGCGATAGAAGATCCGGATAAATATCCGGCATTGACGACGATGAAGTGGATCGAGGAGAGGAAAGAAGAGTGGGGAGAACATAGCCCCATGTTTCAATCCCGTGTCCTGGGGCAATTTCCCGAGGAGGGAGAGGACACATTGATCCCGCTGGCGTGGTGTGAGCGTGCCGTAGTTCGCGGACACAAGAAGGCAAGTGCCGTCCAGACGGACAAGATCTATTTAGGACTGGACGTCGCGCGATACGGAACCAATAAAACGGTCCTAACGGTGTATCAACCGGACGCAGTGAAAACGATCAAGTCCGTACAGAACCGCTCGACGATGGATGCAGTGAACCTCGTCGTGACTGAGGCAGTAGCTGCCGGAGCAAAGCTCATGCAGGTGACTGTTGACGATACAGGTCTTGGAGGAGGTGTGGTAGACAGGTTGCGTGAGTTGGGGTATCCAGTTCTTGCCGTGAATTTTAGCCAGAAGCCAACGGACACGATACATTTTAGAGGGATACGGGATGAGATTTTCTGGAACTTACGCGAGCTTTTTAGGTCCGATGAAATTATTATACCGCAGAACGAAAGTCTTATGGCGCAGTTGTCTGCGATCAAGTATAAGATCAATCCCAGAAACGGGAGGATCGAGATCGAGAACAAAGATGAGATGAAGAAGCGCGGGATGGTGAGTCCCGATGAGGCTGACAGCTTGGCGATTGCAGTGTGGGGCGCGAGGAGAATGAACGGATCGATGCGATTCAGAAGGATGTCCTCGACGACACGAGATAGAACTTATCAAGAAGATAAAGCGTATTACTAATGCCATTCAGATCGGAAAAACAGAGAAGTTTTATGTGGGCCCAACATCCGGAAATTGCGAAACGATGGACGAGGAAGTATGGGAGTAAGATCGTTTCCAGTTCCAAGAAGAAACCTATGGATCATTTCAAGGTGAAAGAGAAGGGATAATGGCTAGAGAGATCACTGATATAAAGCAAGCAACAGATGCACAAGAGATTTCGGAGAGTACGCCTTCGACGTCGCTGAATCCTCTCTTATTACAATTATCCGCTGAACAACAAGCCGCATTGGTGTCTGTCGTCATGGAAGATTACCGGAATGCGATTGAGGCACGGGAACAGACTGATTGGGGAACGGATAAAGCCGGAAAAGGGATAGATTTCGACACGAAATACGCAGACCTAGTGCATCTCTACGAAGGCCCAGATGAAGTTCGTCCGGAGTCTTGGATGTGCGGAAGAAGTCTTAAACTTGCTCAGGGCATTGTCGAGATGCTTGTGGCTAGGTTATTCCCTGCAGTGTGGAACGAAGACACTATCAAATGGAAACCCGTCGAGTATACTGATAAAAAACGTACCCAAGACGTGAATACGATCATGAAGTGGGTCGTTGAAGTCTGGATGAAGATGCGAAGAGATGTATTAAGTTTAGTGCGTACATGTATCAGTATGGGGACGGTGTACACACGTCCTTATTGGTATACGAAAAAACGTGATTTGGGAGACACGCAGTCTACACCGGTGATGGGCCCAGATGGGCAACAGATGATGGGACCTGATGGACAACCGCAGACAATCGAAACGAGACTTCTACAGACCGAGGAACGTCCTGCTATCAAGAACATCAGTCTTATTGATGTGCTGACGCAGCCTGGTGCGACGGATATTCAAAAAGAACCTATTATCATTCGGGAAAGTTATTATTATTATGAATTGGAGCAGGAGCAGCGGGAAGGGCTCGTCGAGAATATCACAGATCGTCTTAAGGACGCCATTGATAAAACTATTTTTACGAAGTTCGGAGCAGAACTTGAGAAGGCTGAAAAGATACAGGACTTGAATGCAAAGCGAAGGAACTCTCTCGTCGAGTGTATTACGTGGTACGGACCGTATGATGCGAATGAAGACGGCTTTGCAGAAGAGGTCGCGGTAAGAGTGGCTGTAAAAGAAGAAGTGTATCTACAGGGATATGCGATATCTAAGATATCCAGAAAAGGTGTACGTCCTCTAGTCCAGACTAATTTCTTACATAGAATGTTTAAGTTACTGGGTATAGGAGTGCTTGAGCAAGTTAAACCTTTGGCCGAGGAGATCGATGCTTGCTTTAGGCAACTGCAGGATGCTAACACTTTAGGAATTATGAAGTGGGGATTTTATGATCCTAACAGTGACTATGATCCCGAGGAACACGTTGCAAAGCCTCGCGCTATGTACCCAGTAACGAACCCCCAGCAGAATGTGTATTTTCCAGATATGAATGTTCCTATCGAACGCTTGATCAATGCGATTAGGCTACTGATGGAGTTTGTTGAAAGATTGACAGCTGCGTCGTCTTACGTCATGGGGAAAGAGTCGGAGGTCGTCGGGGGTTCAGGTACGGCCACACGCACTCAAGCGATTGTCTCCTCTGCGGCAGCGCGATTTAATCTTCCAGCCATGAATATGCGGGACGGCATTGCAGATATCCTTGTCCAGATTTTTGACCTGTGCTTCCTAAATATGCCGGAGGGACTGGAGAAGCGTATTCTGGGAGAGAATAACGAACAGATATTTGAAAGTGGGGCAGCTGTTAAAGAGGCGTTCTATTCACAAATGGATTGTTATCTCGAACCAAATGCGGCGTTCGGGGACGTCGATACGATGCGTGAACTTGCGACGATATTATACGATAAGTTCGTGCTCGGAGGGAACCCGTTAGTTATAGGCTCTGTAGATCGTTTGTACCATGCTTCTGCAGAAGTCTTTAGGGCATATGGAGAGGATCCTAAAGAGTGGTTAGGGGCAGCTCCAGTTGCCAAAGAAACAAATGATCCGTATGAGGAACACACTATCATACGAGAGGGACGTGTGATCGCTCCAGATCCACAAGAGAACCACCTGGAACACATGATGGTGCATCAGCAAATGCTGAAGAACCCAGAGATTATTATCTGGCCGAAGGAGTCCGTTGAAATTTTGACGACTCATATCCAGCAACATGTAGTAATGATGCAGCAGATCATGCGATTCCAGCAACAAGAACCAAAGGGGGAAAGTGGTGGACAAGGACAACAGGGTAACGATTCTAAGGCAGGAGGCAGTCGCGCAGCTGCGGGAAAACCCGGTACATCAGGAAGCGCTAATCCAGCTGCAAGCGCGGCTGAAAACCAAACGCAGGGAACAACGCTCGGCTCTGCTAAAGTCCGATAGTTCTTCAGTGTATCGGATTGAGGCTGAGATCTCAGGCCTGGAAGAAGCGTTGAGGATCATCGACGAGAGTATGTCCATCAAAAAGGAGATTCCCACTGTAACCTACTAAGTGGAGGTAGTATGCCAAGGCCCGACGAAAAAAAGAAGGACGAAGAAGTAGTGGAGGAAGAAGTTACCATAGAAGACGATGTGTCTTCTGAGGACGATGTTGGCGAAGAGATTGACATTGAGGACGTGGATGATAAGAGGCTCCGCGAGGAGAAAGAGCGGAACAAAGCGTTCGCTAGCATGCGGGTAGAAAATAAGCAGTTGCAGGAGAAGTTGAACCAAGTTCAGGAGCAGTTAAGTAAAATTGCAAGGCCTGAACCAGAAACAAAGGAGCAATCGAACTCAGGTTTTCCTACTACGGATGAAGAGTGGGATGCCCTAGCAGATAAGGACTGGAAGAAAGCAGTTGATCTCAGGGCCAATATGAATGCGCAACGAGTTCTTGCAGAGAGCAAGAGGACCTCGGAAGCTCAGACTGTTTTGGAAAAATCAAAGCAGACTGTTCTCATACGTCATCCTGAGTTAAACGACAACAATAGCGAGAAGGCAAAGATTTTTTTAAATATCCTTAATGAGAATCCTGACTATATCAACCATCCAAAAGGTCCGATATATGCTATGAGGGACATGGAAGATTATATGGAGAACACGTTGGGATATAAACGTGAGGATATTGCGAAGAGAGAAAGTGAGCGGCAGAACCGGATTGTTCTTAATCAAGGCGGAGGAAAGACCATACCGAGCAATAAGAACACTGTTACTCTTACGAAGGATGAGGCAGAGTTCTGTAAGTTGCAGGGGATCGATCCAAAAGAGTTCGCTAAGACTAAACTTAAGTTAAACAAGTCCGGTAAAGAAGGAGTCTCATTATGACCGCTAAAGATAAAGATACTATCCAAGAAACACCTGTAAAGGTGGAGGCATCGTCGGCAGAGCCTCGAACGGTTGAAGTTCTCTCGGCGCAGGATTCCGCAGTGGCGGACCTCGTCAAGGAAGCGCCTAATACTCTAGATATAGAGAGGGCGATTCTTTCCGTTAAAGAGAACAAACTTCCTAACATTCTTGAGTTGCCAGAGGAATGTAAGGCGCTTCATGGTATTAAATATCGGTTTCGCTGGTTAGCGAAGGATAAAAACCTTGAAGCAAAACTTCGTAGCAGCATTTGGTCGCTGTGTACGAGGGTTAATTCGCCCTATATCAAGAAGCATCGGTTTAAATCCCATGGCGCTGTTGAGCAGGCGGGGATGCTGCTGGCATTTGCGGCTGAGGAAGTCGCAAAAGTACGTGAGCAACTTCCGGCACAACGTAGTGCTGATCTGGTTAAGCATTATACGGAAGATCTTGCGAAGTCTGGTAGCAAAGAGAAAGGCGGTTTTTACAAGCCTGAGACCGGTGCTGAAGAGGACGAATCGGACGAAGGAATTGTAATCGAATAACTTAAGGAGTGAACGATGGCTAATTTGAATTTTCCGCGAGGTTTACAGCCATACGGTAATCTTCTTCGAGTGACTGAATATAAACTTTCTGCCGGCTATGCACAGAATCTGTTTATTTATGATCCTGTCATCGCTATCGCTACCGGACGTGACGTTAATATCGCCACGGCTGGTACGGGAAATCCCATAACAGGATCCATCCTTGCTATCTATGATAGCAATAAGGTTCCTCTGGCATATTGGGACAGCGGGCATTCCGGTGAAGGATATGTTCTTGTGGCCGATCATCCTCAGCAGACTTTTGTCTGTCAAGGAGATGGCGCTGTGTCATTCTTGGACGAAGATGACTGCAATGGAAACTTGAATCTCGTCAGTGGTGCAGGTAGCACTGTAAACTACCTGAGTGGCTGGCAATTAGACGACTCTCAGACTGCTGGAAACGTGGCAGCTGACCAAGTTCGTCTCATCCGTCCAGTAGATAGAGTGGACAATACAGTCGGTATCGCAAATGCCGATTGGATTTGTCAGATCAATAACCATACGCAATCCGTCGGTATTGTCGGCGTAGGCGTCTAAGGAGATAACCAATGAATAGATCACAATTCAGCAAATCAGTTGTTCCTGGTTTGTTCTCCTTCATGTCTACCTCCTTCAAGGAGAGAGCTCCCTTCTATTCGAAGGTCTCTACTATGAAGACATCACGGAGAGCGTACGAGGAATCCGCATACTATGCGGGCCTGGGCTTATTGCCCGAAAAGCCGGAAGGTGAAGCCATCAGCTATGATGACTTCATCCAAGGACCTACGAAGCGCTGGGTCCATAGGACGTATGCTTTAGGCGTCCGCATCACAGAGGAAATGATCGAGGATTGCTTGTATCCTGATATTCCCACTGAGATGTCAGACATGACCAAAGAACTTGGTCGGTCTGCTCGTGAAACCATTGAAATACTCGTGCATGACGTGTACAATGGCGCAACGAAAACAGCTGGCGACGGCCTTGCCGTTTTCAGCAACACGCACACCAAACTTGGTGGCGGAACCTGGTCAAACTTGTTAACTCCTGCAGCAGATCTGTCCGCTTCCTCTTTGAGGCAAGCTATTCAGAACTTCGAGAATACAACGGATGACCGGAGCAAGCAACAGGTCTTGAGACCTAGTATTTTAATGGTCACACCTGGCGACGAGTGGAAAGCTCGTGAGTTGTTAAATTCAGGCTACAGTCCGGAAGACGCAAACAACGCGATTAACCCTCTTCAAAGCCGGAACCTTCAGCTCCTTGTGAACCCGTATCTAACGGACGAGGATGCTTGGTATCTGATCGGTGAGAAGAATCCGATTATCACGTTCATGCGTAGGAATGTACAATTCGCTAAGGATGGAGATTTCGAAACTGGTGATGCGAAGTTCAAAACGAGCTTCCGTATCAGCACCGAAGTCAACTTCCCGATGGGAATTTACAAATCCGCCGGTGTGTAGTTAATATAGGGAGGAGCTGCCAACGCGGCTCCTCCCACTACTTGTCCCAAGACGGGTAAGCTAAGGTGCAAGTCCTTAGGGCAGGAAGGAGAATGTGATGGGTGTTACCAAATTTCCTAATGGCGTCGGAACATCCGATACCAATTACCTTGGGTCCAGCGGATTAGTGCTGGGGACCAAGAGTTCTGCAATCGCAGACCACGTGATTACGTGGACGGCGAATGCTCCTACGGCTGCGAGTACACAGACAATCGCAGATGGGACAGGGGCCACAGACGCAGAGACAGCTCAGTCTATCCAGAACATTAACACGAAGTTAAACTTGGTGTTGGCGGCTTTACGGGCTAACGGTATCATTACTCTGTAATGCTAGAGACCTGTGGGCGCATGTCTTAAAAAGGCGCCCGACATCTATAATGAAGAGCACACGATTACAGATATATGACTGTGATCGCTGTGGCCTTACTTATAAGAAACATGAGTTACGCCGGCAACGTGGCATGATGCTTTGTGGAGGATGCAGGGATAACCTCACTAAGATAAAGCAACCTAGACCACGGTTCTTTTCGCCGAGATCTGATAGCACATCCGTTACAGCCGTTAACGAGCCTACAATATTTCCGATAAGTGCTGCTACAGGGATCGATAAGATTGCCCAGTCACGAGTATACACCCGTGAAGGGGGGAGATCCATTTACCACATGTACGTTGTTGGTAATGGCGGTCCTGTTAATATTACTGCAAATCCACAGATCGTAGACGGGCTGCAAGGCGACATTCTCACCCTAACAGGCACATCCAATACAAATACAGTTACGATTGAAGACGCGGCGGACCTAGCTCTCATTGAGGGGCCTATGATCTTAGGGGACGGGGATTCTATAACTTTTGTTTACAATGCTAATTATTCTGTGACGGTCGGTGGCTGGAGCGTTAGTGAATGGGGTTCTACAGGCTATGGATTTGGAGGAACTAATGAGGCGTGGGTGGAGACATCCCGCACTAAGGGAGGATTTTAATGGGCTCATATACACCGAATTATAATTTGTATAAACCGGACATCGGTGAGACGGGATGGGGTGATGAAGTCAACGCCTCGACGGATACAATAGACCTGATCCTTCATCCAGCCGCCACAGCAGGTGTTGGAATTAGTGTTGCTGCGGGACAGGTTATTACGAATACTGCTCCAGACCAAACAGTCGCGATCACCGGTGGTACGAATGTGACTATCGGTGGAACGTATCCTAACTTCACGATCACGGACAACTCTCAAACTGCCGACGCTGGGCTTACATCTCTATCGGGACTGGTCTATTCTGCACCTTCTTTTGTTAAAATGACCGCGGCTGATACCTACGCGTTAGATACCAATGTCTATTTACCGCAAGGATTGACGGATACATATATTTTCGTCGGCAACGGGTCCAACGTAGCTACTGGCGTGCAGATGACCGGAGATGTTACGATCAGCAATACCGGCGTCACTGTTGTCGCTAATGATAGCCACACGCACTCTAACTCGACCGTTACGCTTGCTCTCGACGATCTTAGTGACGTTGTCGCACCAACTCCGACGCTGGACTACTATCTTCGATTTAACGGTACAAACTGGGTTCCGGCATCTGGCGGTAACGTCAGCGCTGGACCGTCGTCTACGTTCTATCTGGACAATGACGCTCAGGTTGGTGCATATCAAACACTCTTGTCAAATCCTGATACGGTAACACCCGAAGAACAGGACTCTGTTGTTGTTAACAACTCAGAAGGATTTATTCTTGGGTACCTCTACAACACAGCGTTAGACAATACAACGATCCAAAGTGGTGTATGGGAATTTGACTTCTATGCGTACGTGAGTACTGCTTCCGGAGTCTCTACTCTAATATATGACATGTTCAAGGTCGTAGCAGCCGCCGGTACAGTCGCTATTACAGGTACCGGCACATCCCGTACAGCGACGGTTACGGGCAGTACGCCGTTCGTTGCCGGTGACGCTAACGCTAGTGCACACATAGCGAGCTTCCTACAGACGCCGAATGGAACGTTTCAGATTACAGCGTATACCAGCAGCACGGTGGTAACAGTCGAGACGGATAACGCATATGTCAACGAATCCGGAGTGGCGTTCACGGTTCATCGGATTCTGTTCAGTGAAGAGACAACAGAGATTGACGCGTTGACAACACCATCAGAGCTTAACACAGTCTCAGCGCAACCAGCGTTTTCTATCAATACGACGGATAAGTTGGCGCTCCGAGTGTATGGAAAGACGACACATACATCAGATGTCACGGTCACGATTTCACACAACAGCACGGACCACTACAGCCATTTCCACGCTCCGTTGGCGATTACGCACAATCAACTCTCCGGACTTCAAGGAGGGACAAGTGGGCAGTATTATCATTTGACGAGCGCTGAGTACGGTAATCTTCACGTACCTGTGACTGCCGGTACCGGCATCAGCTTGTCCGGACAACAGGTATCGTTGGATTCAGCGTTCAGAGTGGCAACTCTTACTTTCGTCATTGACGGATCCGGATCGGCTATTACGACCGGAGTTAAGGGAGACATTGTTGTAGACTTTGCTTGCACCATTAACCAAGTCACGTTGCTCGCGGATCAGACCGGGAGTATCGTTGTCGATATATGGAAGGATTCTTATGCGAACTTCCCGCCCACAGTGGCAGATACTATCACAGCATCCGCCAAGCCGACAATCTCGGCAGCGACGAAATCGCAGGATTCTACTCTTACGGGATGGACGACTTCTATCGCAGCTGGAGAAACACTTAGATTTAATGTGGATTCGGCAGGGACCGTAACAAGGGTAACTGTAGCATTGAAAGTAACGAGGACGTAATGGCAGGAAATGACGTAAATACGAAACTGTTGATCCACGCCAATAAAGGCGTAGCAGCAGGAGAGTATGCCCAATATAAACTAAACGACAACGCAGCGAGCACTACCGTTATCGACAGTGGTTCTGGTGCGAACAATGGAACTGCGTCTACCAACACATCTAACCTTACGACATCAGGGAAGGTTAATCAGGCGTTTAGTTTTGTATCAACAAATTCAAATTACATCAATCTCGACGCACTCGCTGTTGACATAGCTGCCGATACAAAAGGGACGATGTCGTTTTGGCTGTATCCTACAAATGTGACGCAAGGAACAGTACTCTGTGTAACAGACGCAAGTGCTCTGACTGATTACTTTTTCATAGACCTTGCAAGCGGAAAACTTCGGTTTGCCTTAGAGAAGAACAGCACAAACAGATGGTTCCTTCTCGACCAGGCTATAACTATAAACGAGTGGTCGCATTGGGCTATTGTCCAAGATGGTGTTAAGGCTAGGATTTATAAAAATGGAGTAGATGTCACTGGAGCTCTTACTGGGACAGGATATACTGGAGGAGAGTGGTTTTCCGTCTTAGCGAACATAGACACGGGAAGGATAGGTTCTTGGAAGTCTGGAGGAGCCGCAGATAATTATTTTTATGATGGGAGTATGGACGACTTCCGCTACTACCAGAACATCGCCCTCGGTCAAGAAGCCATCACAGCCATCTACAAAGCTGGAACAGGAACAGAAGACAGTCTCATCGTCGACGCTTCCGCATCGGCTCATCCAATCACGGCTTATGGGAATACTTATATCGCTCCTGCGGTGCCTGACCAGACGGATGCGAAGGATGCGAGTGGTGGGGGGAATGCGTTGTTCAATGGAACATCGGCGTATCTTTCTGTTCCTGATAGTGCGGATTGGAACTTTGGAACAGGAGACTGGACAATGGAGGGATGGTTATACTTCAACTCATTGGCAGCCCTTCAGACGATATTAGCTCAGAATGAGGACGGGACTAATTACTGGGCTATGTTCAAATATTCATCGACGGATACAAGAATAAGGATTTATTATGTCGAGAATAACGTAACTCGATTCGACTATGAGTATAATTGGGCAACATGCAATTCTAGGGAATGGAACCATTTTGCTTGGGTTAGGAGCGGGTCCACTATTTATCTGTTCATCAATGGAACGTCTGTTACCCTTACTGCGAATACAGTTGTTGGAGATATGACGGATATTGCTGCTCCACTGACCATTGGGTATGGCTCAAATCCTGCCGCTTATTTCACTGGGTATCTCGACGAACTCCGCATCAGCAAAGGCATCGCCCGATACACCTCTAACTTCACCCCATCCACTCGGTTCACGGCTGACTCTTACACCAAGCTCTTGCTTCACTTCGATAGCAACGTAACGACGGACTCCGAGACAACGCCCAAGACTGTCACGAACAACAGCGTCACCTGGAACGCAGGGTCCAAGTGGAACAGCGGTGCGTTATCGTTCGACGGGACAGGGGATTATTTGTCTATTCCTGACTCGGCGGATTGGGATGTTGTTGGGAGCAATACGGATGACTGGACGGTTGACTTACAAGCAAGACATTCAAGTCTATCTGGAACGCAGGCGTATATCATTCAGGGACTTCCAGACGGTTCCTACTGGTATTTAGGACTATACAGTAGCACCGAAGGTGTATTCTTCCAAGCCTATAATGGTTCTGTTGTTGTGCAGACAAGCTATGGTAAGGTAATACCGACTACTTCTTCTTGGCAACATGTTGCTGCGATTAAGACAGGACAGTATTGGGGAATATATCAGGATGGCGTCCAGACGGGGTATTGCTGGAGTGTAAATAATATGACTCTTTCCTCTCCATTGTATATTGGCGGGAGGAACTCTACATACGACTTTGAGTTTAGCGGTAGCCTCGATGAAGTCCGCATCCAGCACGACAACTACTTCCTCGCTGCTCCAAACTCTTATCCTGCGGCTTCTATCCTTGTTTATGGGCAATCGCTGAAGAAAACCTTTGGATATTTCAACGGTTCATCGTCTTATCTTTCTATCCCAGACAGCACTGATTGGGATTTCACAGGAGGAGCATATACTCTTGAAATGAACATTCGGGTCCTCAGTTGGCCCGCTGCTGAGTCTTTTG